AACGCGATCAAGCAGCAGTACAAAGAAGGCATGATGGGCCGCACCGGTGGGTTCGACTTCTACGAAAACACCCTGCTGAGCAACCACGCCACCGGCACCGCCCCCAAGACCACGCTGTACACGGTCAACGGCGCAGTCACCACCAACGGCTCGACCAGCGTCACCATCCAGACCGGCACCGCGTCGTTCCTGGTGGGCGATGTGTTCACCGTGGCCGGTTGCTTCCGCGTCCATCCCGAAACCAAGGTTTCGACGGGCGTGCTTCAGCAGTTCGTTGTGACCGCTGATCGCTCGGGCGCTGGTGCTATGTCGTTCGCGCCTGCTCTGTACACCTCCGGCGCTTTGCAGAACGTCGTCGCTGCCGGTATGGCGAACAGTTCGGCAATCGTGAAGGTGGGAGCCGGTGCATCGGAACTCATCACCCCGTCGATGGTCTACCACCGCGATGCGTTCACGTTCGCCACGGCTGACCTCGTGCTGCCTAAGGGGGTGGACTTCGCCGCGCGTGAAGTGTTCGACGGCATCTCGATGCGGACCGTGCGTCAGTACGTCATCGCTACCGACCAGTTCCCCTGCCGGATCGATGTGCTGTACGGCTACAAGACGCTCCGCGCGCAACTCGCGGCCCGTCTGCACGCTGACGGCTAAGAGCAGTTAGCAGCAACGCAGCCCCGGCGCTCACAAGGTGCCGGGGCTGTTTCACATGAAACATTGGGGGACGCATGGCACTTAGTACCTACGGCGAGCTGCAAGACGAAGTGGCAAGCTGGCTGCAACGCTCGGACCTTGCCACCCGCGTCCCTACGTTTATCGAGATGGCAACGAGCAAGTTCAACCGTGAACTGCGCGTTCCTGAGATGGAAAGCCGCGACACATCGACGGCTAATGCTGAGTTTCTCGCGCTGCCTGACGATTTTCTCGAAATGCGCTACGTCACCGGCAACGGTGCCGCATTGCGCTACATGAACCCGAATGCGTTCGCCGCCGTCATCGACTCCGACGGCCTTGCGCTGTCCACGATCTACACGCTGACGGATATGCAGTTGCGCATTTACCCTGCGCCTACTGCCGCCGAGCCGCTGTCCATTGTCATTAGTTACTACGAGCGTCTGACGCCGCTGGTCAATAGCATCGACACCAATTGGCTGCTGACTTCGTACCCAGATGTGTACCTGTATGGCGCACTAGTGCAAGCGCGTGCGTTCCTGCACGACGATCAGCGCGTGGCGCTGTGGTCGCAGTTGTTGGCCGAAGCAATGGAGCCGCTGCGCCGTCGCAAGCTCATCGCTACCGGCGTCACTGTCGATGCACGCGGCGATCTGCCGGTGACATCGCCAACCTTTGACATCACGACGGGGCTGTAATGGCGACTGTAGTCCAGACCTCGACCGTCTTGCGCTTCAACGGCCAGAGCAATTCGGCGGGCGCATCTATCACGCTTGCGGGCGTGACCGCCGGCAGCGCGTTGGTTGCTGTCTGCTGCTCGACCCGGCTGAATACCACTTCCGGCGGGCTTGTCGCTGCGGTGACCAGCAGCCCGTCGGCAACGTGGAGTGCTGCGGGTACGTCGTACTTCACGACGGCGGGCGGGCACCGAGTCGCAGCGGAGATGTTCGTTGCGCACGCGGTTACTGGCGGCTCTACCACGGTGACGCTCGACACGACGTATGAGACTAACGATACGGGCGTGTCGTGGTTCTTCGTTGAATTGAGCGGGCTGGCGTCTGCGGCGAGCTTTGACAAGACGGATGATGCGTCGGTATCCGATGCGGCAACGTCCATTACCGCAGGCCCGACGACAGCCTTGGCGCAAGCTAGCGAGTTTGTGCTCGCGGTTGCGTGCTCGCGATATTGGTGGAACTACAACGGCGGATCGGCGGCACCGTCCGGCTACACCACGCTGGCAAGCAACGTCGTAGACGACGGGGTAGGGACGACGTTCCACGCCAGCTATAAGAACGTGTCCGCAACGACTGCGGTATCGGCAACGTGGACGGTGCCTGCTACCGACGGCGGGCCGGCGCTTATCAGCACGTTCAAGAACTCCGGTCTGCGTATCCGTTGCACGTTCAAAAACGGCACCGCCCCGGACGACATCGACAGCGTTACGGACATCACGGCTTATGTGTGGGAGGGCGAGCCGTCGGATAGTTTGGCGATCAAGTACACCGGGCTGAATGCGGAAGCGAGTGGCAATACGCTGTTCATCCCCGCGCCGGGTTGGGCGGCTGCCACTGACACGGTGACCGTGATTGCGTACAGCGCGTCGGGCGGCGCAAGCCCGTTGATGCTCGGCGTCGTGGAGTAAGCATGACGACATCCGCGCAGGCGCAGGTAATGGTGTCCCACATGGGCACCAATACCGTGATCCTTCCCGGTGCGCCCAACATCGACTCGCTAAAAGGCGGCTCGGTCATCATGGGCGGCGACATGCGGTCGGTGGCTACCCCGTCCTGGTGGTCGGGCAACAACCAGGCGGCCACGCAAACGTACTGGTCTTGGCTGCTGCCTTGGAACATTATTTGGGACGTACAGGGGCACGTAGACGGGCTAAACGTCCGCGCTGCCATACGTGACCAAGAGATGTGGGTACTGTTCGACACCGGCCCATGGGTGCGGCTGGACTACTCGCAAGCGCCAGCCGGCGACTCGTTTGAGCGTAGTTACACAGGCGGGCCGTTTGGCAGTGCGACGACGCGGTACGAGTCCGACGGCTCTGTATCGACCAAGATTTCGCCTACTGGCGGCATCTATCACGGTTACGGCAACATCATTGCCATCGGCGCACCCGGCACGGTGGTAGCGATTCATACGCGATGCCTTGCGCGCAAGATCACAGAAAACCCTGCACTGCCTGACCAGCGGGATAGCGCGCGGTATGCGGTGCAGATGGGCTGCGACTCGCTGCCAAATGCAACGGGCAATCAGCAGGCGGCGTCCGCTACGTACTGGCCGGGTGCAATGTCCAGCCGATTTGTAGAGCTTAGTAACGAGTGGGAACCGATCTACTCGACGACGCTTGTCAGCGCCCGATCCGTCGATAATTCCGTAGCGCGGAATTCCCGGCAGACGATCACCGACGCCGCGTTCCTGCTAAACCCTCCCCCTGTCGATGGGTGGCTGCCGAATACGACGACGCAGCCCCCGGTAATCGTGCCGACGCCGACGGTGCAATACATCGAGGCAATCGGTGACTCGCTGACGCAGGGCAATGAATCGGTGACGCCCGGGTACCGTACTTGGCGCGGGCAGTTCCAGACGCTGCTATCTGCTGCCGCTGTGCCGTTCGACATGATCGGCCCGCGCTCGGATACGCCCGTCAACGGCGGGAGCGACCCGGATCACGCTGCCTGGGGTGGCGCGAGTATCGACTCGACCGGCGATGCGTCAAACAACATTTACGACCGGCTTGGGACGATCTTTGCGACTCAGTACCAGCCGACCATTGTCATCCTGTACATCGGCATTAACGACCGGACTTCTACGTCGGCTGCTCGTTACGAGACGCTGTACAACCAAATTCGCACGCTGCGCCCAAATGCGAAAGTGTGCCTTTGCACGATAGCGCCGCAGCAGGGCGAGACGGAAGCACAGACTAACGTGTCCTTGCCGTACTACGCCGACATCAACACCAAAGCGCGCGACCTCGCCGCAGCCAATAGCACGACGACGACATACGCTGACCTTGCAAAAGCGCCGCTAGTCGCAGGCGATTACTACGACATCTGGCATTACAACCCGACCGGCGGGACAAAGATTGCGCAAGTGATCTTCGACGCCTTGCTCGCTAAGGGCTGGATTGGCACTGCCACCGAGCCGCCGGTTGTTACGCCTCCCCCCGGCCTGCCGCTTATCCCTAAGTGGTTCGACCGCGACGACGGTGCGGGTGCGTATGCGTGGGTGGGTGTGGTATCGGCGGGCGACGGCGGCACAACCGGATCGGTAACTCAGGACGACGACATGCAGACCATCAAACAATCCGAAGTCACGGCTGCGCGCCGCCGTATCTACTTTGACTGCCTGGACGCGACCGACGGCTACACGCCCGAGACGGGGCTGACCTTCGCGTCTGGTGAATTGAAGCTTTCCAAGGCCGGCGCGGCGGAAGCCAACCACACAGGCAGCGTGACGGAGATTGGCGGGGGTACGTACATGTACGAAGCCACCGCGACCGAAGTCAATACGCTAGGCGTCCTGCAATTTCGTGTCGTCAAGACGGGCGTGCGTGGCTATCGGTCACGAATCCAGATCACCGGCATTGATGTTCACGACGGCGCGGCTGCGGGGCTGACTAACCTGTCTGTCTCCACCGGCTCGCTGCTGACGACCGCAGGCTACGTCAACCCGCTGACGGCGGCTGATGGCATCGAGACGGGGTACACGCTACAGGGCGCGCTGCGCTACCTGCTGGCGGCGCACGCTAAACGCTCTGGCGTTGGCGGCACGACCGAGGTGTACCGCAGCATCACCGACAGCAAGGCGCGTATTACGCTGACCGTGGACGCGAGCGGCAATGTCACCAACGTCGTGACGGACCTGACGTAATGTTCCGCTCTGCACTGTTTGCGGCCCGGTTGTTTCGCGCCGGGATGTTCGGGTATGCGCAGGCCGACATTGTGCTGCCTACGCCGTCTAACGGTACGTGGCTGCGCCTGCCGCGCGACTCCGAGGCGTGGATCAGGATTCCGCGCTCGACATGAGTCCGAATATTCCGCTCCTGTCGTGGAGTCCTGACGCGGACTCTACCCTGCCGGGTGTCATTACGTCCGCGCACAACGTGCTGCCAACGACGCGCGGGTATGCGCCCGAGATGCAACTTGTGAACTCCCCGAGCAACGCGATCACGCTCCCGTCGCGCTGCCTGGGCGGGGCTACGGTGCGGCTAGGGCTGAACTCGCCGGTATTGGTGCTGGCGACCGACACGGGCATTTACAGCTACTTTGGCTCGCAGTACAACATCAGCCGCGCCGCCCCCTACGTTGCCGCCTCGCCCGCGTTTGCGTGGCGCTTTGACAGCTTTGGCGAGGTTATGCTCGCGGTGCAGTCCAGCAACGTTTTGCAGCAGTCTGTAGGGCCGGCTGCGGGCGTTGCGATGACTGACGTATCAGGTGCGCCCGCGGCTAATACGATGGCCGTACAGTCCGGCTTTGTGATGCTGGGCGGCACGACTACCGGCGGCTGGAACTACCCCGACGGCTGGTGGTGCAGCGGGTTGCAGCGGTATGACCTGTGGACGCCGGACATTGCTACGCAGTCGGCGCAAGGCCGGCTGACGCAGACTCCGGGCGCAATTACCCGGATGATTTCGTACCGGGACAACATCCTAGCGTTCAAGGCCGATTCGTTGCTGCGCGGTGCGTACATCGGCACGCCGCAGATATGGGGCTGGTCGGTTGTGTCTACGGACATCGGCATGGCGGGCCACGATGCGGTTACTCAGGCCGAGGGCATCTTGTACTGGCTGGGTGCTGATGGCTTCTACCGGCACAACGGCGGCAGTATTGAGCGGATTAAGTCGGCTCCCTGGAACTTCTTTCGAGAGGCCATTGGCGCGGACACCAACTTCACCTTTGTCCAGTGCGTGTGGGACGCGGTGCGCCGGGTGGTGCGGTGGTACTACCCCGGCCGCAATGCTGTCGGCGGCACGCTGACTGAATGTGTGTCGTACCACGTAGAGTCGGACCGCTGGGGCTACTCGCAACTGGCGGCGGATTGGGTGTGCACCGGCCCGCGCGAGTACGTGCCGGTGCCGCCGTCCATGCTGCCGAGGTTTACCAACGATCTGCCGCTGGTTGTGGACTCGACCAACCATGCAGCGCAGGCGTACATCGGCCTACCCGGTGCGTCTGACATCTCGACGGGCGACTTCGGTGACGACGACGCGGTGTCGATGGTGCGGCGCGCGCGTGCGCGCTGGCTGCAAGCTCCGGCGGTTAGCACTGCTGCGCATTATTACCGGATGAATTTGTCCGATGCGCTGGTGCTGGGTACTGAGGAGCCTTTGCTCGACGGAAAGTACGACTTCAGTCATTCGGCCCGCTGGCATCGGGTGACGTTCAATTCCAGCGGCATGTATGAGATGAACGGCTTTAGCGTTGACGTTAGTCCGGCGGGTAAGCGATGAGAGTCAATACCGAAGGCCGCCTTCCTAACGAATCGCCCGAGCTACAGACCGTGCTGCGCGAGGTGGCGCAGGAAGTGAACGTCCTAGCCGGCCGCGTGTTTGTCGGCGCAGGCACGCCCGAAGGGGTGGTGGTGGCGGACAAAGGATCGATATACCTGCGCACCGACGGAGGTGCGAGCACATCTATTTACATCAAGACCGCTAACGCGGGCCTTGCAACCGGGTGGACGGCGAAATGACCTACGAAGAATTGCTCGCGCAGTGGACGGCGGGTGGCGGCCGGTTTGTCGATACGATGACGAACGAAACCGGCAGCATCGTTCCCGGCTACTACGACAACGGCAGCAGCGGGTTGCTGATGGGGCCGGGCGGCATTACGTCCCTGACGCAAAGCTCCGGCGGCACTCCGGGCGGGTTGGATGTCGGCTCGTTCTACGGTGCCGGCGGCGGGGTCAGCCCGTTTCAGTACCAGCAGCCCGAGCAAGACATCACCCGCGAGCTCGGCTTAGGGATTGTCGGCGGTGCCGCGCTTGGCGGGCTTGGGCTGGCTTCTGGCGCGTTCGGCGCTGGCGCTGCTGGCGCCGCCGCCCCCGCTGCCTCGCAGGCTGGCGCTCTGACGGGCGCGGGTTCGTTCGGTGCGGAGTTGGGTGCGCTTGGCGCTGGCGGTGGTGCTCTTACCGCAGGCGGCGGTGCGCTTGCCGCTGGCGGTGCCGGTGCGGGCCTTCTCGGCGCGGTTGGGTCGGCTGGTAGTTCGCTTCTGTCTAACCCGGCGCTGCTGTCTGCGGGGCTGGGTGCTGCTGCTGGTGCGCTTGGCGGCACGCAGGACACAACGCAAGGCTCGCAATCCGGGCTTGCCGATTGGCAACTGCCCTATGCGCGCGAGGCGCTTACCCGCGCGCAGGACTACAGCAATCGCCCGTTCGTGCCGTACACGGGCGAAGGCGTGGCGAACTTCAACCCGACGCAACAAAACGCCTTTGACCAAGTAGCAGGACGCGCCAACAGTGGTGACCCGCTGGTCAACGCTGCGCGCAACCAGCAGGCCAACGTCATCGGCGGCGGGATGCTCGGCCGCAACCCGTACTTGGACGCCACGGCTAAGGGTGTCGCGGATCGTATGGGCGAGGGCTACGCAACCGGCACGCGCGGCTCGCTGACCAGTGGCGCGCAGATGAGCGGCAACGATCCGCGCTACTCGTCCGCCTATCGGCAGAACGTCGGCAACGCGGACCGGGCATTCGGTGACTCGCTCGGTCAGGCGATGAATTCGCTGTACATGGGCAACTACAACCAGGAGCGCGGCGCGCAGGACACGGCATCGCGCGCATCTCTTGGGTTCTCCCAGGACGGGCGGGCGAACACCGAAGGGCTGCTAAACGTCGGCAACCAGATCCAAGGCAACCAGCAAGACCAACTTAACTTCCAGCGCAGCCAGTTCGACCGACTGCAAAACTACCCGACGCAAAACCTGGGCATCCTCCAAAACGCGATCAATCCGCAGTACGGCCAGCAGAATCAGTCCACGATGCCGGGCGTAGGCGCGGCTCAGGGGGCCATAGGCGGCGCGCTGGCGGGCGCTGGCATCTACCGCAGCCTGTACCCGCAGCAAGGCGCGCAGCAGCCGGGTTCGCTCGGCGGCTACAACTACGGCGTGTCGACGCAGATGCCTAACTATCTGACCGGAGGCTACTGAGATGGCCGGACTACTTGACGGATACGGCATCGACCCGATGGCGATGGGCCTGCTTGGTGCGGGCGGTGCGCTGCTCACGCCCCGGCAACAGGGCGGCGGCATCGGTGCGGCGCTGCAAGCGTTCCCGCAGGGGATGATGCAAGGGCAGGAAATGCAGCGGCGACTGCGCGCGGATGCGCAGCGGCAGGAGGCGTTGCGGCAGGAAGTGCAGATGCGGCAGTCCGAGTTGGGGATGCGGCAGGAGCGGTTCGGCTTTGAGAAAGAGCAGTACGCGGCAGAGCAGAAGGCCGCGCAAATGAAAGCCGAATTCGACCGCAAGTTTCTTGAGTTTGCGCAGCAGAAAGATCCCGAGATTGCGCTGCTGTTTGGCGTGGACAGAAAGGCGGCAGTCGAGCGCGCCTTCCCGAAAGCAGAATGGCGCACGTTCTTCGGCGCGGACGGGCGGCAGACGCAGGGCTTCGTCACGCCTGGGCAGGCTCCGGTTCCTGTCGGTGGCAGCGAGATAAAGCGCGAGCGCGTGCAACTTGGCGACCGCGTGGAGTTTGTCGATCCGCTGGCGCAGGCCGGGCCGCTCACGATGGGGCAGTCGCCCGACAGCAAGGCGTCAATTGCGGCTCAATTGCGCGGCCAGGATTTGGTAAGCGCAAGGGCTCGCGAGGCCACCGCTGCCGCAGCAGGCACAACGAAGGCCACCGACTGGGTGTACGACCCGGCGCGCGGCGGATTCGCCAACCGGATGACGCAGGAGTTCAAGCCTGCAACGCAGGACGGCGTGCCGATTGGCGCGAAAGACCCCGGCACGGCGGCGCAGAAGGCCGGCGAGGCGCGCGAAGCACTGGCGCTGCTCGATCAAGCGGACAAGTTGATCGATCAGTCCACGGGCAGCTACTTGGGCGTCGGGATCGACAAGGCGGCGCAGGCATTTGGTGCGGCAACCCCAGGCGCACAGGCGGCGGCGCAACTGCGTGCGCTTGAGGGCGCTTTGATTGCCAAGATGCCGAAGATGAGTGGCCCGCAGTCGGACAAGGACGTGCTGCTCTACAAGCAGATGGCCGGTCAGATTGGTGACCCGACGATTCCGGCTGCGACCAAGAAGGCGGCGCTGCGCACCATCCGCGAGATCCAAGACCGCGCATCCGGTATGTCGCAAACCGGGCCTGCGGGGTTGGGCACCGGCACGGTGAGCGGGCGCGTCGGCGGCGCAACCGGCGGCTGGTCGATCCAGCGGGAGAAGTAAGGTGGCGACATTTAAAGTCACCGGCCCGGACGGCGCAACGTATCGGGTGACGGCACCAGACGACGCCACCGACGAGCAAGTGATGGCGTATGTGCAGAGCAACGCATCCGCGCCCGCTGCGCCGACCAAGATGCTCGACGGCAAAGAACGTCTGCAACGTGCGTACGACACGATGGCGAAGGACAACTCGTTTTTTGGCAACGTGCGCGACGGCATGGCGACTGCGGCGCAGCGGTACGCGCTCGGCGGCTCGCAGATGGTAGGCCGTGCTACGCCCGAGCAAAAGCAAGAATACGAAGTTGCGAACAAGGCGTTCGGCTCGACCGTCGGCGGCAAGGTTGGCGACTTCATCGGCACGGCGCTTCCGGCGGTGGCGGCGACATTCATCCCTGGCGGCAACACCATTGCAGGGCAGGCGCTGATCGCGGGCGGTATGGGCGCGGCGCTGCCTGCCGAGAGCATGGGCGAGCGGGCCGCGAATGCCGGCCTTGGTGCGGTGGTCGGCGCTGGGGCAAAGGTAGGCGGGGACAAACTCGCCAACTACCTGACGGGCCGGGCGGCGCGGAACGTCACCCAGCAGACGGCGCAGAACGCGGTGCGCGACGCCACGATCGCCGAGGCTAGGACCGCCGGCTACACCATTCCGCCGTCGTCTGCCAACCCGTCGCTTGCCAACCGCGCGCTTGAAGGGTTCGCCGGGAAGATCAGCACCGCGCAGGCCGCAGCGATCAAGAATCAAGCGGTGACGGACAAGCTCGCCCGGCAGGCGCTGGGGCTTGCCGACGACGTGCCGCTGACCGCCGACACGCTTAAGGCCGTCAGGAAGTCCGCGGGGGGCATGTACGCGCCCGTAGAGCAGTTGGGGCGCATCCAGGCGGACGCTACCTACAAGCAGGCGTTGCAGGCCGTCGAATCGCGCTTCTCGCCGGCTATGGCGGACTTCCCGGAGTTGGCGAACAAGGAAGTCGCCGCGCTGGTCAAGGCGCTGGACAAACCGGACTTCGACTCGGCCGGCGCAGTCAAGATTCTGCAATCCCTGCGCGAGAGTGCGACCGACAACCTCGCGCCCATGGCAAAAGGCTCGGAGAAGGCAATCGGGCGAGCGCAAAAGGACTTGGCCGGAGCGGTGGAGTCGATGATCGAGCGGCACGCCAAGTCGGTCGGCGCAGACGACGCGGTGCAGGCGCTGCGCGAGGCGCGCGTGCTGATTGCAAAGTCCTACACCGTCGAGAAGGCGTTACGCGAGGGCGCGGGCAGTGTGTCGGCGTCCAAGATGGCGAACCAGTTGCGGGCCGGCAAGCCGCTGACGGACGAACTGCGGACGATCGCCAAGACGGGGCAAGTATTCCCGCGCGCAACGCAAGACATCACCAGCAGCATGCCGGGTATCTCGCCGCTAGACTTTGGTGCGATGGGGACGATTTCGGCGGTAACTGGCAACCCGCTGCTGATGGCTGGCATTGTGGGGCGGCCTGCGGTGCGCTCCGCGATTCTGTCCGGTCCCTACCAGCGCGCGATGGTCAACGCTCCGAGCTACGGGCCGGGCTTGCTAGGGGGCGCTGCGCCTTCTCTGCTGCGCAACCGGGCGGCGCAGTTGGCGCTTACCGGCGGTTTACTCGACGCGGCCAACCGATAGGCCGAAACAGGATTTCTTTGATCCTGCCTTCGGGGATCAGTTTTTTTGCTACCCAGCAGACCGGCCGCACGATTAGCGCGAGCATTACCAGCGCGATCAGCGGGCGGATGAGTAGGGCAATGGCAAGTGTTCCCATCCGCCCATCCTGCCACAAACCGAGCCGCTTATGGACCCGCAAATCTTGTTTAACGCCGTTTTCGGCATCACTTCGGCCGCGCTCGGCTGGTTCGCCAAGACGTTATATGGCGCGGTCACTGAGTTGCGACGCGACCTGAACGCCTTGCATGTAGAGATGGCCCGCGACTACGTGCCGGTGCGCCGGTTTGAGGAAAGCATGACGGCGATTAACGCTAAGTTAGATTCCATCATCGACAAACTAGACGCCAAGGCTGACCGATGATTACCGATTGGACGACGCTGCTGCTGAGTTTGTTCGATGCGCTGGTAGTGATCGGCGCGCTCGGCATGATCTACGCCGTGATGCGATGAGACTGTCCGACGCCGGCCTGCTGCTCATCCAAGGGTTTGAAGGGCTTAAGCTCACCGCCTACCGCGACGTAGCGGGCGTCCTCACTATCGGCTACGGCCACACTGGTCCGGATGTCACCGAAGGGCTGACGATCACCCGCGAGCGCGCCGACGAACTGCTGCGGGCAGATGTCGCGCGGTTTGAGCAAGCGGTGAACCGGCTAGTCAAGGTGCCGCTTACGCAGTCACAGTTTGACGCGCTGGTGTCGTTCTCCTTCAACGTGGGCGCGGGGGCGTTGGAGCGCTCGACGCTGCTGCGCCTGCTGAATGGCGCGGGCAGCTACAAAGACGCGGCTGACGCGCTGCTCGCCTGGAACCGTGCGGGCGGGCAGGTAGTGCGCGGGCTAACCCGCAGGCGCGAGGCCGAACGGCGCATGTTCTTGCTGCCGGATACCCCGGCGGATAAGCCCCAAATTCCCCCGCTATCCGCCCCAACCATTTCCGCCCCAACCATTGATGTACGGAAACCTATGGCACCCGTCCTGCTCGCTCTCCTGCCGTCCCTTGTGTCGGCCATCCCCCAACTTGCCAAGCTATTCGGCACCGGGTCGGCCGTAGCCGAGCGCAACGTCGCAGCCGCCGAGACTGTCGCCCGGCTCGTCGTAGAGGCCACAGGAGCGCCCAACCTGCAAGGCGCGGTGGAGAGCATCCAAGCCGACCCGGCGAGCCGCCAGAAGGCCGCAGAAGCCGTCGAGGCGGGATGGTACGCGCTGGTCGAGTCGGGCGGCGGTGGAATCGACGGGGCAAGAAAGTTCAACGTCGCCGCAGCGCAGACCCCCGCATGGCGTATGCCTGCCGTGTGGGTGACGGTCGCGCTGCTGCTGCCGGTCTACGCCGTCGTCGGCTCTGTGCTGTGGGGCAATGACTGGAGCAACGAGATCCGCCTTCAGGTGGTAACGGCGGTGCTGGTGGTTATCTCCATCGTCGCGTCGTACTGGCTCGGCTCGTCGTCGGGATCAGCGCGTAAGACCGACATGCTAGCGGGGGACAAGTAATGGCGGGACTACTGGACTTTATTCAAGGCGCGAGCAATGCCGCCGCGTCCAACATTTCCGGGCCGGTTGACCTGCTAGGCATGGGCCTGCGCGGCATTGGCGTGCCGGTGCCGCAGAACGCATTCATGGGGTCGCAATGGATGCGCGAGCGCGGGATGATGCGCGACCCGCAGAACCGAATGGCCGGGCTGCTGGGCGAGGCGGCTGGTATGTCGCTGCCCATTGCCGCAGCGGCAAAGGCACCGCAGATTGCGCGGGGGCTGCTGCAAGCCGGCGACAACCTGCGTGCGCCCAACCCCATGAACACGGCAACGCGCGGACAGGCGGGGGCGGTGGTGTTCCACGGCAGCCCACACAAGTTTGACAAGTTCGACAGCAGCAAGATCGGCACAGGCGAGGGTGCGCAGGCTTACGGGCATGGGCTGTATTTTGCGGAGTCAAAGAATGTTGCGAAGTATTATCGAGACACACTATCGAGTCCAAACGTCGAGAAAGCCGCAGACCAGTTGTTCAACAATCTGGACGATGTGTTTAGAAAAAATCTATCTCACGTTCCAGATACAGATGCTCGGGCTGTAATACACCAGTTGCGTTTGACGCCCGAAAGCCTTGGCGCCGAGGCGACTGCGGACGATCTGATGCAATTCGCTCGCGCTGTTGCAGATCGCTCTAAATCGATTGGGTCAGGCGCGCTCTACAAAGTCGACCTCCCCGACGAGCACATCGCCAAGATGCTGGACTGGGACAAGCCGCTGAGTCAGCAAAGCGCGGCCGCAAAAACGGCCATAGACGGTGCGTTAAACAGTGGCCGATTCGACGCCGAATCAGTCAAGGCGATCAAGCAATTCGACTCGCCCGGCAGCGTCATCTACAAGCTGCTGTCTGCTGACAATGGCGGGGCATCGCAGGCCGCATATCGCGGCTCGCAACAAGCCGCTGACTACTTGCGGACGACGGGCATTCCGGGGCTGCGCTACCTAGACGGCGGCTCACGCGGCGCAGGCGCAGGCACAAGCAATTACGTCGTGTTCCCCGGCAACGAAGGGCTGTTGAACATTCTCAGCCGCGAGTAGCACCCGCCCGCAAGGGCATCCCACGCACCCGGAGGCTCCATGCGAGCCGGAATCGTCGCGGCCACCCTCGTCGCGTGTCTACCCGCGTCCGCTGATCCCGGCACCTTCCGCGTCGGCATCTCCTGCAACGGCGTGCTGCCCGAGTTCATCGTCATCGAGTCCAGCGGGCCGGGGCATCTGGCGTTGCGGATCGAGGACGCCTTCGCCGCGTGCGTAGCCGCGCTCAAAGAATCTAACCAGTGGCAAGGGGGCAGTTGATGGGTAAGCGCAAGTCGGCACCGCTAGTCCGGGTGGTGTTCAAAGATCACAGCATGAGCATGCACCCGCACTGGCACGACGGCGACCTGCCCGACCCGCCGGCTAGGGGCGAGGGCGTATGCGTAGCGGTGGGGTACCTCGTTCACTCCTGCAAGGAATGGCTGCAAGTCTTGCATGTGACGACTACAGGGCAGCACGGAAGCTACATCAACATTCACCGGGCCACCGTCGATAGCGTCGAGCGGCTGGTGAGCAAAGGAAGGCACTGATGGTTGCCCAAAAAGCGACGGACAATGACATTCTCGCCGCCCACGCGCGGCACGGCGGCAGCACAACCCGGATTGCCGCAGAACTCGGCATGAGTGCTCGCGCACTGATTACTCGGCTGCGCAACTTGGGCGTTCCGCCGCTTTCGCACGGTGCGCCACCGCGCAACATGTTCCCGCCGGCTGCGGCCAGCGAGTTCACGGTCGCGCCGCTGCCGTCCGAGGATATCCCGGTAGAAGATCTTGTCGAGCACCGCATCCGGCAGTTTAAGCGGAAGAAGGAATACAACGAGGCCGCGCGCCTCATGCAGTGCAAAGTCAAAATCGACGGCCCCATCGGCCTGCTTGTGTTCGGTGACCCGCATGTGGACGACGATGGCACCGACCTTGCTCTGCTGCGCCGGCACTCTGACCTAACGCACCAAGAGGCCATTTTCGGCTGCAACATTGGCGACACGACGAACAATTGGGTGGGCAGGCTTGCCAAGCTGTACGCCGAGCAGTCCACGTCACATTCCCAAGCGTGGCAGCTTGCGGAGTGGTTCGTCAGCCGCACTCGCTGGCTCTGGATTATTGGGGGCAATCACGACGGCTGGTCGGGCAGCGGCGACCCGTTAAAGTGGATCTGTCGGCAAATCGGCGCGACCTACAAAATGTCCGAGCTGCGGATTGCGATAGACTTCCCCAACGGGCGGCGCGTGCTGGTCAACGCTCGCCATGACTTCTCCGGGCACTCCCAATGGAACCCGGCGCACGGCGTCATGAAAGCCGCCAACATGGGGATGCGCGACCATCTGCTCATGTGCGGCCACAAGCACGTCACCGGCTACGGCGTCGTCAAAGACCCGGACACAGGTCGCACATGCCATGCGGTGCAGATCGCGTCTTACAAGAAGTACGACCGATATGCGCTAGAGCGCGGGTTCCGCGATCAGACGCTGAGTCCGTGCGCGTTCGTTGTCATCGACCCGCGCCTCGCAGACGATCACCCGGACTTGTGCAAGGTGTTCTGGGACCCGGAGGAGGGCGCGGAGTACCTGGCGTGGAGGCGGCTGCGGGCAGCTTGAGCTGATTGCACGTTGCGCT